TGGGCTGGTCGGGAAGTAGAGACTACGACCCCTTGTACGAAGACCCCGACCACGGGGAGTACGAAGATGATCCGTTCGAGGATGAAGACTGGGACGATGAAGACGATGAAGACGATGACGACTTCGAGGAAGACGAAGAAGACGAAGACGACTGGGAAGACGATGACGACTGCGACGAGGACTTCGAGGACGCCTACGCCTAATGCCCAAGCACCACGCACAGATGGCCGACTGGTACAGAGAGGTCTCCACGGACATCTTCAAGCTCGCTGCCGCGTGTAACTTCAAGCCCACCACCAACCAACAGGCCAAGCTGCTGCAGGCGGTACAGGACGGCAGGCAGTCGATCGCGGTGCGCAGTGGTCAAGGACCGGGTAAGTCAAAGACGACCGGCATCGTCGCCCTGTACCGATTGCTGCAAGCGCCCTACTCCAAGGTCATCGTCACCGCCCCGACCATGAAGCAGTGTAAGGACGTGTGGCTCGAAGAACTCCGCATGACCCTGCGAGACGCCGACCCCGTGCTGCAGAGCCTGTTCGACGTTACCAAGACCCGAGTGATCGTCGCCGGGGAAGACGACTGGGGCGTGACGCTGGTCACCGCAACCCGGCCCGAGAACGCGCAGGGGTTCCACCGCCCGGACATGACCATCATCGTCGAAGAGGCCTCGGGGGTCAGCCGCGACATCATGGAGCAGTTCGAGGGCACGCTCTCGAACCCCAACTCTCTCATCCTCCAGATCGGAAACCCGAACACCAGGGACTGTTACTTCTTCGACAGTTTCTACGTCTACAGCAACCGGTGGTACTGCCTCGCATGGAACGCGGAAGAGACCCCGCCTTCGGCGTGGTTCGATCCCGACCGCAACAAGAGGCTGGCCGAGCAGTTCGGCAGAGACAGCGACGTGTACCGCATCCGCGTGCTCGGGGAGTTCCCTCATACCGACCCGAATTGCGTCATCTCGGCCGAACAGTTCGAGCTAAGCGCCCCGCGAGGCCCCGAGGGTAGTCTCAGGCGGCTCAAACTCGCTCGGATCGCCGAGAGGGGCACAGCGGCCCGCTACGCCCGTCAGATCGGCTTGGACTTCGCACGGTTCGGGGGCGACGAGAACGTCGTCGTGCGGCGACAAGGCGGCTCAGTCGTCCAGTGGGCCTTCTGGCCGCACACGGACCCGAACGAGGTCGTCGAGCACGCCTTCGACTGGCAGCACGCCGCGGGCTGGACTGACAAGCAGACCCAGTACGTTGCCGACGCCGGGGGCATGGGCCAAGGGGTCATGCACAATTTCCACAGCAAGAACAAGCGACTGTTCGAGTTCCATACGCAAGCCTCGGCCTTCGACTCGCAGACCTACGGCAACCGCATGACCGAAGCGTGGTTCCTGCTGCGGGAGCAGATGCGGGAGATCGAGAACGGAGGCGGCTGCTGCTTCCCTTCGGACGTGCTCCTGCAGAGGCAGTTGACGACCCGGCAATACTACATGGACCGCAAGGGCAGGATCGTTTTGGAGACCAAGGACGAGTACATGAAGCGACAAGGGGAGTCGCCCGACCGCGCCGACGCCTTGGTCATGGCCTTCTACCCGTTGGAGATCGGCCAGGCCAAGATCTTGCGGAAGGACGCCTCGTCGCCGGGGATCTACCAGGCCCAGCGGATAGGAGAGGAACAAGGCACTGACCCCAAGACCGCTCGGCCGAGCGGACACACCGCGAGAGTGAGCAGGAGGTTTTGATGATCTGCCCGAAATGCAAAGCCAACATGAAGGTCACGCACAGCTACTCGTCGCACAACGGCCGAAGCCAACGCCTCGCGTGCGGGTGCGGGGTAACTGCGACGGCGGTCACGGTCTTCGTGGCGATAGACCCGGTTGCGGGGCAGGGGGTCTCGGCCTACCGCAAGCGACTCGATCAAGCAAAAACCCCGCCCTCCCTGGTGTTTGCCCTGGAGGACGGGGCTGACAAAAGTCAATCGGATTCGAGCAGGGACTTGACCAGATCTAAGACATAGGACACAGATTGTTGGTGCCCTTTTTCTTCCAGCAGGTCTCGGGGCAGCTTCGCGCGGAGCTTTAGGTCGAAGCGATCTGCTTTGTTTTTGCCCGAGGGCTTTAGCAAGATGCAGATCCCGAACTCTGCTCGGCCGAGGATCTCCCGCAGGACTTTGTCATCGGCCGCGAACTCTAAGTAGTCGCCCAGGCCGAACTCGTCGTGATCTTCGCTCATGTCGCAATGATACCCGCTGTACGCAGGGCACCGAGCAACTCATCGACTTTATCCGACAAGGCCTGTACCTCGGCTTGGGTCGGGGGGTTCGTGATGGTCTGATTGGCGTCGGCCACGGCCGTTGCCTGGAATGCCTTGACCAAGTTCGCGAGCGTGACTTTCTTGGCCGCGTCACTTGCTTCCGAGTCATTGATGATGGTCGTGTCCGCGCCAACCGGCGCGGTCTTGGCGGACAGTTGGTTGATCTCTTTCGTTGCCATGAGAAGCTCCTTGGGGTTAGTTTGCCTTTATGCGATCGCCGACGTGCGTGACGATGTAGTTGCCTGAGTCATCGATCAGCAGAGGGTCGGTGCTCACACTGAACAGGTCTTTGCATACCGCAGTAATTGTAGTGATGTCGGCGATCTGGGAACGGGTTTCGGGAACAGATTTCACGCACAGGCTGTTGCCCGCAGCGATGATCGAATCGGTGATCGGCGACAGGTTCGCTTGCGGAATGATGTAGACCCAATCGTCGATCGCGTGGGCCTCGGCCGCGGTGCCCTTGCGGGCACGGATCATGTCGTTGATCTGGTAGCGGCGACCGCGGCAGGTCCAGACGGCCGTGCCGTCCTCGACGGTCTCGCCGACCTTGCGGGGCCACACGGGTTCGGTCGCGCCGGTTGTGCCCGCGGTCGTACACTCGTAGCGAAGCCCATTGGTAAGGGAAGGAATCACATAGTTGGTCAGGGACTTGGCCGTAGATGCCGCCCACGCGGTTTCTGACTGCACCGAAAGGCTGCGAACGAAGAAGACCTCGTCGTTAATCAGGGCGACCTGCTCTCCCGCCTGCCAGCCCGGATCGTCTCCGGTGAGGTCGAGCACCGTTCGATCCACAAGGCCGTTGGCGTCCTCGAACACGGGCCCGGTTGTGATCGTGTCGGCCGTGCTCGCCGAGATGGTCGATTCAATCTGCCCGCCGATCGCGGGGTTGGCCTGGGTGCCGATCAGTTTGTAGTTCGAGCCCGCGTCGATGCTGCCGTAGATGTTGCCCTCCACGACCTCTTGGTGCGCCGGGATGCGGAAGACCACGATCGCGGGCACGCTGCTGTCCTCGGCCGGGAGTTGAACGAAGCTAAACGCCAGATCGTTCTCGACATCGTATCGAGCTTCCAAGACCGGCGTGTCCTGTTCGTCGGCGATCTCAGGCACCGAGTAGACATCGACGATCGCCTCGATCTCGACCTTGGGAGAGTCGTGGATCGGTCGCATTGAGATCACTCGCATCTGCCCAAACGAGTGCTGGAAGACCTTGCCCGCTCGAAGCAAAGCAGCGCCCCGCAGAACCTCGAACTTGACGCTGATCGTCTGACTCAGGGACTCTTGCTCGCGACGATTGGCGACCTTCTTGGCGATGTCGGGATGCGTGACAAAGCCGAGGTCGATCTCTTCTGGCGAGATCGCGTTGCGGGAGTCGCGATCGGCCGCGTCTTGGCTGGGCACGTCGAAGATGCGGTAGTTTTCAAGCTCGTTCGAGTAGCCGAAGATGAGCAGGTTGGCCGTCTTGCGTCCTCGCCATACCTGACGTTCTGCGTTCGGGGGAGAGATCACGTCATCGCTCAGCGTCGGCGTGTCCACCGTAGGCGTCCGCATCGCTTCGACCAGCAGCCGGTTGTCGTGTTGGGAAACAAACGCGCCGCAGTCAAGGGCCAGCGATTGCAGGAGCGTCGAGACGGTCTCGCCCGCTTCCCCGAGCAGGTTCATCGGCAGGTGCTCGGACTGCATGACCTCGCCAAAGGCCTCGATCGATGTCTGGTCAATGTCGCCAAGAGCAAGGCCCGCTCCATAGCCCGCAGAACCTCGCATGAGGATGAAGGCCAAGTGCGCCGGGTTGTAGCCGACGCTGGCTGTGTCGTCGAGTTCGAGGTCCGAGTCTTCGAGCGACTGCTGGATGCACAAGGCCTTGGCGACGTACTCGACCGTGGGCCAATTGGGACTGCCCCCGAGGTTCACGTCCTTCCAGAACACCGAGAGCACACCTGGCCAGCCCGAGCGAATCCCTGTGGCCTGCACAAGCGGCTCGAAGGGCTCTTGGTCCAGTTCGCCCCAGAAGACATAGAAGGTGCCCTTGCCCGCAATCGTGACGGCCGTGCCGGAAGGATGCGTGTCGCTGGTAAGCTCGCCGCTCCACACGATCTCGTTGTTGAAACGAATCTCATACAGGCCGATGCCTGCGCCGACGCTGAGTAGGTGCCAGCCGTCCTCGAACCACTCCTGAAACGAACCGCCGCCGCCCTTTTTGCCGCCGCCCCCGGCGCTGCGAGACTTGCGATTGCCCGCCCACGCAAAGACGTGACCGATCTTTCTTTTGCCAATCAGCAGAGGAACGTAAGAGCCGCGGGTAGCGAGCGTGGTCGGAGTGTCTTCCCCGAGGTTGCCCTTCTTGGACTTGGGGCGCAGCAGGTAGCTCGACAGGATCGAGAGGCCTACGCCGATCGCAAAGAGAGCAAGGTTACCCATGAGTTGCAGTTCCTGTCCAAGAGGCCTTATCTCTGGGCCGGTAGATCTTCAGCACGCGGCCGAGGCCGCATGTCAGAGACCCCCAGACGACGCCGGTGCTCGGTAACGTGTGGATGACCTGACCCTTTCGGATGCCCGCCATCATAACATGGCCCTCCCAGTCAGGGCCTCGATCGCCGGGGACCGATCGGGTTACGATGAGGTCACCGGGTTCGATGCTCGACTCGACCTCGTCAAGCGGGTAGTTGCGACGGAAGGCAAAGACCAACTCCTTGCCCTCGGGACCGCAGATCCCCGCGTTCGTGTTGATGAATGGCATCGGGGTCGGGGCCGCTCTGCGATAGAGCGTGTCTAGGATCTCCGCAATGAGCGTGTAGCAACTTACGCCGTCCCCAAGCCCTCTTTGGTGGGCTGAGTACCTCGTGCCGATCCAAGGCCGTTGAGCGGTGTCCACGGCCGCGAGAATCTCAGGGCCCAGACGACGCCACGAGACGCAGTTCTTGCACTTTCTGCAGTTGAACCGTTTACTCTTCAAAGACAGGGTTCCTTGTAGGCATAGAGAAGCCCAAGCCCAAGAAGCGGGCCTCGTTATCCCAGACGGTTCGGCAGGTCGAAAGGTTGCCGTCGCAGCCGGGCGTGAGCGTGATCGTCTCCCCGATCCACGACGGAGGGGGGATCTCGCGAAGCAGAAGCTCGACGACGGGGTCGGGGTTGGTGCCGGGGCTCAGCACCTGGCGGATGACCGAACGCGCCCCATCGACATCGACATAGCCCCGACGCCAGCGGGCGTTCTGCATGTTCGGGGAGTCTGCGATCGAGACCTCAATATGGTTGGGGAACTTCTCGCTCGTCGAAAGCACTTCCCCTGTGAGGATCTCGGCCGAGATGTCTTTCTGGCACCGGAAGTCACCGAGCGAGTTGATGCAGGTCGTGAGGCAGGGTAAGCCAACGGCCGCTTCTTGGAGACGTGACTTCAGGCCGAGAACGTCGATGCGCACAATGTTCTCGTTGCCCGCGGGGTTTTCTCGGATCGCGCCGAAAGTTCCTTTGTACACGTTGCGCAGCGACGAGTCGGTGCCGGGAGCGACCTCTTGGATGATCGCCGTGACCGGGGCGTGAATGTAAGGCGAGAGCAGTGACGGCACGGGCTCGACAGAGGCGTCCATTGTGATGACCGCTTTTTCATCATCGAACCCTCCGCCGATTGGATCGAGTTCGTAGGTGAGCGACGGCATCGAAACAAAGGCATTGCCCGAGATCGTGAGGTCGTAGTCCCACCGACAAAAGCGATAGGTCAGCGAGCCGCTCAGTAGCGTGAGCAGCATCGCGTGCGGGGCTTGGCTTGCGGTATGGAGGATGCTTTGGGTCATGGCGTAAGGTCAACTACGGTGATGGTCCCTGCAGCTAGGTATTGGGTGAACGACTCGTCAGGAACGTAGGTTCCTACAGGGGAGGCTCCTGTTTCTTTTATCCATTGCGTGCCGGATGCCTCTAAGTCCGAAGGATCTACGTCTGACTGTAAACCAAGCAGCACCCTCAAAATCCAAGCACCCGAACCGTTATGGTAAATACGGACATAAACAGAGGTGGAAAAAGATCGGGTCGGGAGGATGATCTCGCCCTCGAACACGCCATCGCCGTTTGTGTCATTGGGAGCGTAGAAGTTGTCTTGAGTTCCCGAAAACACTTCGTCCCATCTTGCTTGCCAGTTACAGTTTCCGCTTCGAGGATAATAGAAGCCCAGATCGCCGAGGGCTACAGAGGGAGAATCGAATGAGTCTCCTGCGGCATAGGTATTCCACTCGGACAAGCCCAAGGTTCGGTCCTCGCTGCCCACGCGGTATGTTCCTACCGGAATACTGAATCTCATACCGAGTCGTTGAGGCCCTTCCTCTGTTGACGAGTAGGGACAGGTCTCGGGGGCAGGCGACAGGTCTTCGGGGTCTTCGCACCCGCCTAGTTCCAAGTCCGGCGTCACGGCAGTTGTCGCGTCTTCCGCGATCGCGACCGTCGTGCCCGTGCTGATAAAGTTGTTCTTCTCGTCAACGATCGCGTTGCCTTCTTCGTCAACGAGCGTGTCGTCGATGCCGACCGTGATCGACTTCTCTTCCAAGACCTCAACGACCTCAAGGGTCATCTGACAGACCTCTGTCGAGATCCATCGTTCGGCGATCTCGTCGCGGAACATGCGGACTTGAAGAAGCTGCCGGGCACCAACGATCGAGCCGAGGCTTGCTCCGCCGACAAAAGCAATCTCGTGGTTGCTGCCGTTCTGGGTCACGGTCGAGATCTGGCGATAATCAAATGAGCCGTCAGAGAGTTCCATGACCAAGTAGGGCCGGTAGGCCCAATCGAGCAACTCCCCTGTGTCTTCGACGATAAGATTGTTTCCGTTCGTGCCGACGACAAGATAGTCTTCGAGCGGAGAACGGAAGAAGAACGAGTATGCTCGACCTCCGCGGGACTCGAAGAAGCGAAGGAAGTCCCATGCTTCTTGTCGTGTCGTACAGTTGAGCAAGGCCGAGAAACTCTGTACTGCGCGATCGCCGTAGAAGACCGGCACTTGGCCGATACCGACATCGGAGAACGACCCGATGCGGTTGAGGCCGTACCGGATCTGGCCGTAGTCGATCGGGCCGTCGAAGACCGGTTGCGAGTTGAAGGTGTCGAAGCCCGAAGGGTTGCCGCCTACGGCCTCGATGCCGAGAAGCTGAGCGTTGCCTACTCGCTCCTGGGCGGTGAAGTTCTGAAAGTCGGCCTTGTCGGTCGTCAGTATGAACCCGTTCGAGTAGCTGTCCACAATCTGAGACTCGAACACGGGAAAGACCAAAGAGCCCGCAGGGTACCCCGAGGCAAGGCCGGGGGAGTCGATCGTCAGGCTCGTCGCACCGACCCCAGAGACAGCGACGACCTCGAAGTCCGTCACGTTACCTTGTTCCTGTCGCATGACGATCGCACGCGAGTTGGCAGAGATCCGTCGATAGGCGGACGAATCAATCTGCAGCGTCGTCGCCGAAGCGGACGCGGCCGAGGTCAGCACCATCTGGTCCGAGTACAGCGGGCAGAGAAAACCTGCCACGGACTTTCGCATGAACAGTTGCCGGGCACTGAGCGTTGCGACCCGGCCGGTGCCGGTAAGTGTGCAGGATTGCGACCTGCGGGGACGGCCGCGGAGCAACCGCCTTTGCTCGGACGCGGTCAGGCTGTTCTCGATCCTCGTCTCGAAGCTGGTGCGCACCGTGATCGGGTTCTTCCAGTTGGCCTTCATAGCCAAAGGAGGTGCCCACAGATCTCGGTCTGAGGTAGGCAGGGTGTCGGCATTTACAAGAGAGGAAGTCATCGCCTTAGATATTCAACGCGCCCTTGACCTTGTTCTGGTTCGCTTGCAGGAACGCGAACATGGCGTTCTTGCCCCCGTTAATGAGAGCCTCCAGCGTAGCATCATTGGCTGGGATCGCCACCAGTGGCATGTTGACCGCTTCTACTGCGGCCGAGGCTGTACTCGCCCCTGCGGTGCGACCGATCATGCCCCCGTCCGCAAAGCCGATCTTGGGCCGTCTGCTGACCGATCGACGCCGCGAGGCCAGGCCCGCGACTGATCGCAGGCTGCCCGGATCGACGAGCATGTCGTTGATCGCTTTCATGGCGTCGGCACCGTAAGTGTTCACGGCCGACCGCTTAATCATAAACTCGCCAGGAGTGGCCCAGATCGGCGTTGTATCGCTCGCGGGCAGTCCCGAGGGCCTGCGAGGGCTGCGACCTACGGTGCCGCCTGCGGCGTATCCTCGGGCTCTCTTAAAGGCACCTACGATGCCCCCGGCCGCAAGGCCTTGGGCGGGGATCTGTCCGCCGTCCGCGGCACCGACCCCGACCCCGCCGCCGATACCGGCCAGCACGCTGCGAAGCAGGATCGCCTGCACCGTCAACTGGATAAGCTGCTTGGCGACCGCTTGCAGAAACGCCCCGATGCGCTGTTCGAGCGTCTTGTCCGAGGTCGGGTCGAACGCATCGACGATCGTGTCGGCGATCGCGCCGGATAGCGACTGCACCGCGGCGAGCGTGGTCTGTGCCGCGATCTCGTAAGCGGTGCCAACCTCTTCGTTGGCTTGTTCGAGACCCTCACGGAAACCAAGTACCGCGTTGGCAAAAGTATCTTCGGTGCGGGCAAGGTCTTCTTCTGCTTCCTTGACAACTTGCCCTTGGGCCTCTTCGAGCAACTGGTTGCGTTCGCGAATGACTTCGACTTGGCGTTGAAGAGCAATTTCTTCTTGTTGGAGCAGAGTAAGCTGATCTTCCAACAGGTCAATTGTTTCTAGATCTTCCGGGCTTGTGTCGGCCAGCGTGTTTCGAGCAATCTCTGCTTCTCGTTCGTTAAGAGCAATAGTCTGCTCGATTGCTTCGATTTCTTTGGCGTTGCGAAGAAGCAGGAACTGCAACGCTTGTCGTTCGGTGTCGAGGTTGTTCTGCGCGACGGCACGCTGAACATTGCCGAGCGACTCGACCGATGCCTTTAAGCGGTCTCGCAAGATGGCCTGCAACCGAAGCTGTTCGTTTTCTTCGTTCAGGAAGCCAACGATGTTTCCCGGAGTCCGTGTTCCGCTACGCAGGTCGATCTGCGAGGTACGGGAAACGAACGGACCTACAACGTCTTCGGCCTCGGCACGCGACTGCAAGGCCCGGACTTGGCTCTCGGCGATCGCGAGTTGCGACTGGCTCTTACGGAGTCGTTCCTGCTGGGCCAAGATGCTCTGGATCTCGGCTTCGACTTCCTGTACGCCTTTCAGGGCTTCGGCGATCTTTAGGATTTCCGCTTCGGCGGCGTTTAGTTCCTCTTCGCTAGGAATAAACTCGTCGGTGCCCACAAGACCGTCAAGGTTGAAATCGGCCAAGGCACTAAGGTTGGCAAGCGTCACGTCCCTGAATTGATCGGCAAATTGCGAAGCAGCGGCTTTTCCGAAAGAAAGTCCCGTCGCATCTAGCAACTCTTCGGCATCGTTTTCCAGCACCAAAGAGAAGGCAACCTGCCGCTTCAGGTCGGTAGCCAGAATCTCTTGTTGCTTTTCTAGTTCTTTTACTTGCTCTTTAAGTTGATTCGCTCTTTCTTCATCGTCCTCCCCTTGCCCATCGGTCAGGAAAATAATACGCCGATTCAGGTCGGCGATCTCTTTAGTTATTCGCTGAGTTTCTTCTAAAGTTTCGGCCGTGTCTTTGACCGTAATACCGCCTTGTGTCTTCAGGTCGTTTATAGCTCTTTCTGCTGCAAGTAGGTCTTCTCCTTTCTTTAGACGCAGCTTATCGAGTCGCTGCTCTTCCAGAAGAGACTGACGGTTCAGGTCTCGCGTCTGCTGCTGAAGCTGAATCTGTTGCGTGCGCTGTGCCTTGATCGCCCCGCTTAGCCCGGCTGTGCCGACCGAGACCTCAAAAGAGTTTGCCGCTTCCTCGAATTGCTCTTGGAGTTTTTCGACGACTTCACGTTGTTCTTCTAACTCGGCCGTGGATCGAGAAATCGCCGAGGGCATAGTCGCCAAGGTCTCTACCAGTCGCTGCGAGGCCGCTTGCGACTCCTCCGCCTGCCGCCGAAGACCGGTAAAGGCGATCGCCGCAAGCCCCAGAAGAGGGGCCAATAGCGTAAAGCTGCTTAGGGCGGCGGTCATTGCTGCGCGGAAACTGACAGCGCCTCGTGTCAGGCCAAAGAAGACGGCCTCCAAGACCTTAAACTGCAAGACCAAGACAGGAACAATTGACTTAATCGTGCCAACGACAACAAGGATCGTTTTGATCGCCGCAGCGATCGCCAGAGCATTGCCCAGGATCGTGATAACGAAATCGTTCAGTACACCGATACTTGTCAGTACGTTGATGAGTTCACTCACTACGGCCAAGACAGTGAGCAGGCTCTCGATCACCGGGGAGGCAGTGCGTGCGATGCCGGAGATCGTTTTGCCGATCAGTTTGGCTACGCTCAAGGTATCGTCCAAGCCGAAAGCGTCACCCAATCCCGCGATCTCTTCTACCGCGGTCTTCAGCCCCTCCCCGATCGCCTCTACAACGGCAATCGCTTCTTCGTTGAAGATGATGTTGCCTTGCTCGTTGACTGTCGCAACAACCGAGAGGATGTCATTGAGTTCTCTCTTCAGTGCGTCGAAGAACGTGAACCCGCCCAGACGAAGGATCTGTCCGAGCCCGTCTCGAAGGTTGATGAAGATCGTGCTGAAGTTCTTGAGGGCAGCGTCCCCGGCGACCGCGAACGCAGAGAAACGCTCTTCGAGAAACTCTACAAGTTCCCCGGCCTCTTTTGCTCGGCGAATGTCCTCGTTAGTGATGCCGAGCGCCGTGGCTATACGGGTGGTCCTGGGCGTGATTGTGCCTGAGAGCAGCGACCGAATTTCTTCCGGCAACTGGTTCTGCGGCAAGCCGATCGCGCTGGCCGCTTGGGAGATGCGGATGGTCAGGCGACGGATCTCGTCAAGGTCGAGGCCCGCCTGAAACCCAGGAGCGAGAGCGATCTGGAACGTGTCAGCAAGCTCCTGAAAGCTCGCTGCGGTCTTGAGGGCGTCCACACGCAAAAACTCCAACTGCCTGCGTGCCTGTCCCTGTGCCGCAGTAAGTCGCTCTGCGTTGTCTACGATGACACCAGACGGGTCGCTGAGACTTCCGAGGGCCGTGAGCAGGCCCGCGACCCCTAGCACGCTCTGCTCAAGCTCAGCGTTGAGCGTGACGGCTGAGGTCACAAGGCTGTTGAATCCCGACACCGCGGTTCGAGCGATAGTGAAGGCCGCGAGGATGCCGAACAGTCGGCGGAACGTGAACGAAGCACGGTTGGCCGACCTCTCGGACTTGTCGGTGGACGCCGCCAGGTCTGCAAACTCACGGGAGCGGGCTCTAACGGCCGTAGAAGACCGCAAGATACGCTGGTTAGATACGTTGTCGAAGCCGCCGCTCACCGCACCGGAATTGAACCGTTGGGCGACCCTGCGGGCGCTGTTGAGTTGCCGGTACGAGGTCGTTAGCCGTCGCACAGCCCGGTTCTCGGTGTTCAGGCTCTTGATGCGATCAAGGGCCAGAACATTTTGCCGCTGCATGGCCGTCGAGTTCTCCCGAACGGCCGCTGTCTGGATGCCGATGTCTCGGGCGAATCGACGACCTTCGGTTTTAGACCGAGCCAAAACCCGGTCTCGACGTTCGAGTTCCCGTGTCGTCGCCTTGAGGTCGTTACGGATCTTGGAGGTCTGAGCCGCGGTCGCTTTGAAGTCGTCCCTGAACTGCTTCCACGCGGCGCGGGACTTGGCGACTTCCGAGCGAAAGTTCGCGAGGTTGGACGAGAAAGCGTCCTTGACCTCGATCCCGTAACTCAGCCCGCCTCGATCAACCTGAGACACTCGGTTGCCTTTCGCTTAACTTCGGATGCCGCCCATCTTTTTGATGAACTCGTTTTGGTCGTCCAACCTTTCCTCTACATCGGAAAGGCTCTTGTCCAAGTCCTTGAGCGACTTCGCAGTGCCTTGGGCAGAGATCATCTGCTGACGGGCAAGGAACCGCATCTGACTCTTCCATACCCGCTCAGAACTATCGGCCAAGCTCTGAAACGAAACAAGGTCCAGGGACCGTACAAAATCAAGGGCATGGCCGCGTTCTACCAAACGGGTGACTTCGTCCAGTAGGATTATCCAGTTGCGTCTTGCTTGGAGTTCTGCTCTTCGCTTCTCTTGTTCTGCTGTTCTTTCTTTTCTTTCTTTACGTTTTCGTCGGCCTTTGCTTTGACCTTCTCGAACACGTTGTCGAGAAGGCCCGTGGCTTTTCCCCCGAAGTCCCCCAGCACCCCCTTGTTCGCCGCGGCCAAGCCTTTAATCAACTTGGGCAGGTCTACGGCGTGGACGCTCTTGATGAACTCCCCACCTGGCGGGTTGTCGGGAGATCCGGGAGGGAAGACTTCCCGCAAGCTGTCGATGAGCACGCCGCCGACAAGGGCCAGGTTCTTTGGGTCGGTCAGTGCGTCGGTGAGTTCTTTGATGGCTTCGGCTTGGTGTCGCTTGCGCACTTCGATCACTTCCGGGGACGGAGGCATGACCGTCTCTTCGAGCCCGCCCTCTTCCTTCGTCGTACGATGCAAGCCGCTGTCTGCGTCGTTGTTACCGAGCAGAGTCATTAGCGCCGTTGCGAGAGGCTGGGCAATGGCGCGAAGCTCGAACAGCTTGCCCACGGATACAGGGAAGAAACGGACAGTCTGTCCGTTGATATCTACCTCTACTCCCGCGGTCTGCGGGTTGAGGAAAGTACACTTGCTTTTCCAGTCTGCGTTGTCTGTCATCGAACGTTCCTTTGTCATAGGGAAAAGAAAAAAGGCCTGACCCGAAAAAGGTCAGGCCTATTGTAGCAGAGGCTACTGGCGGTGCGAGGGAAATTAGTCGGCGACGGTGCGAATCGTGAGCGAGGGGCTGTTGGGGTAGCCTACCGTGTTGCGCTCCGCGGCACCGGTGAAGTTCATCTGGGAGAACTCGTCGCTGATGAGAGCGAAGTCGCCATCGGCTTTGAGGTCAACCTGGTGGAACTCGTACTCGACCTGCTTGTCGTCGTTGGCCGGGTTCTCGGCAACGAACTTGAGGGCGACAGTTACATTGGTCTGGGTCAGGCCGCGGACTTCGGAGACGGCCTTGGCCCCGGCGTCGGCGGTGAGCGTCACGTCCAACGCTTCACCGGCCGAGATGTTCGATGCGGTCGAGAGCAGGAAGATTCGGCCCAGTACACCATTGAACTCGTAGTCGGTGTCTTCAACCAAAAGGGTGTCGTCGTCTCCGTTGTTCAGGGCAAGGTTGCCGGTCTCGATGTCGTAAGCCCGGTTGCCTGAAGAGTCAACGATGTCGTACCAGCGGCCGAGCGTTACGCCTCCGTCTGCGGCCGAGATCATCTCGTACTTGGTAAAGCCCGCAACGGCAACGTTGGTGTGGGTTGCTTTTGCGCCCGAGAAGAACAGGGCCAGGTTCTCGTCGCTGAGTTCGTCAAGCGAGAAGCTCAGGTTCATGTCCTGAGAGATCACGACTTCTTTGTCCACGACCTGAAGCCCCTGCCGACTGGATCGGTGTTCGAGTGTCTCGGACTCGGCCGTGACATTGAACTCGGGAGCGTTGCCTAGGTCTCGCCACCCTGCGGCGTCCGGCTTACCCGAGGCGTTCAATGCCGCGATGTAGATGATACCGCGACCGAGGTTGTAGTCTTCGGTCTGGGGTTTGCCTGTGGTGTTGGGTCCGGCCATTGGAGGGTCTCCGAGGTCTGTTGGTTGCTGGTTTAGTTGCGGCTGAGTTCAGCCCGTATTGTAAGTAGGAGTTGTGTGCCTGTCGAGGACGTTTTCTGTGGAGGGTGCGTAATTTTGGCTTCGTCCAGAAATAAAGTGACTTGTTTGCTAGATGTATCCTCTCGGGACAGGACGAGAGGGCTTAGCCTCCACTCTTCGAGGAAATCATCGACGCATACTTCGCAAATGAACTTGGCCCGAAGCTCAAAGAGCCAGTCGCTTTTCCTGAGCGTCCGATCTCTACCGTTGCGATCGTCTTCGATGAATCTTGCGTTTGTTTCGTTTGCGTGTCTTGATGCAAGGACTGCTGTTCCTGTCTCGGGAGTGGAAGAAACAGAAGCTCGATTGTTTCCGTCGTAGGTAACTCGAAGGAAGGTGTTCGACAGTTCGATGCGGTCGAGTAACTTGTTCTGGATGAGATGCTTTACTGCCATAGCCCAGCGAGCCCCTTGCCGTTAGTGATCGACTGACCGATTACTTTCTGTGCGGTGTTGTTTGGGCTGAAGGTTCGCACTTCGATTCCCTTGTTTGGCTCTTCTCCGGTAACCAGCGACTCAAGGCCCTCAAGGAACAGGTTCTCGTAATACGCTATGGCCTCCTCGTCGTTGCTTGCGTTTCGCAACAGGTCGTCGTCGTTCCATGCTTCGTCCGCGGAGTTCTTCGCTTCTAACAAGAACGTAGGGGCATCGCGAAGAAGACGAGCTTTGACCCCGTAGAGTTCGACCTGGGCTGCGGTGAGTCTCGTGATCTGCGCGTCGGTCGTAGCGGACTCGGAGTAACCTGTAGCGT